TGAAGGATTGTTGATTGATGATAACGGAATGGCTATTCCAAACACAACCGTTGATGTTAAGGGAATCGAAGTGAAAGTGAAGGTGAAAGAGTAGATGGAGATAATTAAAGCAGCTGATATTGATCGCGCTAGTAGTTTTTCCATTTTAATCTATGCACCGCCTGGCGGGGGTAAAACATATACGGCTAATTACCTAAAAGGAAAAACACTTGTGATAGATATTGACCGCACTACAAACGTTTTAGCAGGAAATCCAAACATTGATATCGTTTATGCAGATTTAAATGATGTGGAGGTTGGAATGAAACGAATGTTAAGAGATATTCATGACAATTATTTAGACCAATATGACAATATCTTTTTTGATAACTTATCTGAATTCGAACAAGCATGGCTAGCAGAGAAATCAAGACTATCAAAAACACGTGACGGTAAAGCAATGGGGATTCCTGAAATGGGCGATTATAACAAATTCTCATTTTACCTGCCTGACATGATTCGATACATCAATTCATGGAAAGGTGTAAACAAAGTTTTTACCGCTTGGGAAACACAAATTCAAATTCAATCACCGGGTGGTCAAATATTCAATCAGTTTCATCCACAGATTCGAGAGAAGATTGTGAACAATATAATGGGCCTGATGAATATGGTTGGTCGTTTAATGCTCAATGAAGAAACAGGTAAAAGAGGGTTTTTATTAAAACGAACAGATCAAACCTATGCCAAAAATCAACTAGACGATCGAGAGTTTGCTCTGCAAGAGGAGTTGTTCGATATTGATGAAACTATACGATTATCAGAATGATCTAGTTAAGCGTGCTAAACAAGCTTATATCGAGGGATTTAAAGCTCCCTGTATTGTTTCGCCATGTGGCTCAGGGAAGTCGGTCATGGTCGCTGAAATCGCACGTATGACGACTTCAAAAGGCAATCGAGTTTTGTTTTTAGTTCATCGTCATGAACTTATAGATCAAATAAAAAAGACTTTCGAAACGATAGGTGTGGATTTAAAATTGGTTAATTTCGGAATGGTTCAAACGGTGGTAAGGCATCTTGAGACGATTAAAAAACCGCAATTAGTCATCACTGATGAAAATCATCATGGATTAGCAGCATCGTATAGAAAAATCTATGATTATTTTTCGGACGTACCAAGACTAGGCTTTACTGCAACACCTATCCGATTAAATGGGAGTGGGTTAGGAGATGTTAACGATCTATTAATTGAAGGAGTATCAGCTAAATGGTTGATTGAAAATCATCGGTTGGCTCCTTATGAATATTATGCACCTAAATTAATCGATACTGCTGAATTGAAAAAAGCTTCAACTGGAGATTTTACGAAGAAATCAATGGATAAAGCAGTGAAGAATACAATTTATGGAGATGTCTTGAAGCACTATCGAACGTTAGCAGACGGAGAACAAGCGATAGCGTACTGCCACAGTATTGAAGCAAGCAAACACACCAACGAGATATTCAATAATGCTGGTTATAAAGCAGCACATATTGATGCAAAAACACCAAAAGATCAACGTGCAGACATTATTGAAGCATTCAGAAATCACGAAATTAAAATATTATGCAATGTTGATTTGATTGGAGAAGGATTTGATGTCCCTGATTGTTCAACTGTGATTATGTTGAGACCTACTCAATCATTGTCACTATACATTCAACAATCGATGAGAGGGATGCGTTACAGACCAGATAAAATGTCAATCATCATTGACCATGTGGGGAATGTGAATCGTTTTGGATTGCCTGATATGGATCGCGAGTGGAGTTTAGATAGCAAGAAAAAAGCGAACTCGGATAGCGATATTTCAATCGTTCAATGTCAGTTCTGTTTCGGAGCATACGAACGACCGAAGGGTGAGAATATTTGTCCGTATTGCGAAGAGGTACAGCCAATTGAAGAAAGAAAAAGTGAAATAGAGATTGATGAATCTGCCGAATTAATGAAAGTTGGAGAAACGAAAATTACGTTGAATTTCGAGAATAACAAGTATTACAACATGACGGAAGATGAGGCTTCCACAGTTGAAG